CAACCAGATCTATGACATCCCCTATATATGGCAAGACATTCACAACGGTTAACCTTAAGCCTAATGCTAGAGATATACATAACGCCCAGATGAGATGCTTGTGTAAGAATGCAGCTATGTTTGGTTGTGGTATAGAGCTATGGACTAGGGAAGATGAAGCGCAGACGGAATCAGAATCAGAAACGCCTGCTAGTACTGGTCTGGATGAAGAGGACATTATTGCTGTCGCTACTGACATCTTTAATGCTTCTCCAGTACCGCATAAAACAGACACACCTACTAGTACAGAGGGTGTGCATCCAGACCAATTATGCAAGAAGTGTGGTGCTGTTATGGTTGTTAAGAGTGGTAAGTTTGGTAGTTTCTGGGCTTGCCCTAACTACCCAGACTGTAAGTATACCTCTCCTATTACGACATAGGTATATACCTAAGAGCTATAGGTATTATTATTATTATAATTATTATTATAATATATATATAATATTATTATTATTATTATTAATTATTATGTGGATTGGGGCTATGCCCCTTTCCGCAAACAGGAGACTCTATGCCAGAAGTACCCGATAATATGTTCTCCGCTACCTTTGCAGATAGAGATGTTGAGAGGGTTATCTTGTCTGCTATGATGCGTGAGAAATCAGAGGCTTTGTTCTTCATGGATAGGTTAGTTGCGGATGACTTCTACTACGGTATACACCAAGAACTATACTCAGAGATATGCGACTCATTCAAACTAAGTGGTAACACAGATTACATAAGCATTAAAGCTAGGTTCGCTAACCAACCAAGGAGGCAAGAGGTACTAGAAGAGATACAAGACTATGCTTATGAACACCCAATAGCTAACGATAACTCAAGCAAGTTACTCAAGGAGTTTTCTTCTAAGAGATTGATATCTAGCTTATGTACTAAGGTTCAGAACTCACTCAATAGCAACTCAGATTCTTCTGATGTTATTGGTATCCTACAACAAGAATCTACAGACATACTAAGATCACGTGATTTTTTATTCAATGAGTCCTGTGTATCAGAGCCTGATGAATGGGTAACAGAGATACAGGATGAGATGGATTCTGGGGAGCGTGAATCAAATGACTATGATGGCCCTGCTACGGGTATGCCATTACTGGACGTTAAGATGCACGGGTTACAGGATATCAATGTTATCTCTGCACCGACAGGTCATGGTAAATCTATGCTTGCTCTTAATTGGGTAGTCCATATAGCTAGTAGTGATTACGATGGGCGTGTCTTATATATTAACTATGAGATGAACCGTAAGCAATTGGCTAGGCGTATCTTAGCGATGGCATCTGGGGTAACATATGACGAAATATATAACCGTAAATTTCGCAGTAGAGAAAACGCAGAAGCCTACAATAACGCTAGGTTAGGATTACTAGAACGTAAAAACTTAATCATTACTGGTAACGAACCTAAAACATTAGGCACTACTATGGCTTTGATACAGGAGCATGTCACATGTAACAACGTCAAGGTTGTAGTCATAGATCATCTAGGTGAGATTGCTAGTGAGCGTGATGAGTACAACATGGAGCATTGGATTAAGCTACAGAAATACGTTAAGGAATTAAAGAATGTAACGACAAGACTAGGCGTTCATCTGGTAGTAGTAGCCCAACAAAACAGAGAGGGATATAACAATGGGTTAGGTTCAGCAGGTGGGTTGGGTAGGGTAGCAGGTACGCTAGAGTTGAGTCGTGTATGTGATTGTTTTATTAACATGTATACCACTAGAGATGGTGAAAGCATAGTAGCATTAGAGAAGAATCGTAATGGTGAATCCTGTAAGTTTAAGTCTAACTTTGATGGAGCTAGACAACGTATAACATTGGAGGGAATACTATGACCAGAGAGTATGTACTAGCTAGAGAATGTGCTACTTGTCGTGATGATAAAGAGGAATGCCCACGGGGTATGGAGTATCTTAACGAAGAATCCTCCATGAAAACTAAAATATTTTTTTCAAGAGAGGAGGCTAAGAGATACATATATCATGAGCTAGGTATGGATGAAGAAGAGGTAATGATTATACCTAAAGAGGAGGTAATACATGACTAACAGTAGAGCTAAAGGACAACGTGGTGAAAGGGAAGTATGCCATATGCTATCCAAATATCTAGGCGAACCAATCACCAGAGAACTGGGTGCGTCTAGAGATGGTGGCTGTGATGTCAAGATAACTATAGGAGAGTTTACTTATTTCATTGAGGTTAAACTATATAGAAAAGTAACTCAGGGTAACGTAGCTGAATGGTGGACTCAAGCATTGCGTCAAGCAAATGACGATGAACATGCATTGAATCCTGTACCTGTATTAATATATAGACAAAGCCATTGGAAATACTGGGAGGTTGTAGTACCATTGGGCTATATGTTATGGCAGTTAGAATCAAACAATAAGGTTATAGATAAAAAGGCTGACCATACAGTAACTATATGCGTCAAATTTTTGACGGATCTAATGCGTATGAAAGGTGGCAGTCATCACGATACATTATCGGATGGTAGGATGGACATATACATGGAGAAATAATTATGAAATGTCAATGTGGTTCAGAAGAAGAACTATGGGTACATGGTCATGTACAATGTGCTAAGTGTGGGCGTATCAATGACGGTGATTGCTGTCAAGGAGAGTCTGCTAGTAGGAGGAACAAAGCCTACAAGGACAACAGAATACGTAGTCCATACGACTTTGACACACCAAAGGATAACTAATGAATACTTACCCTATAACTGTGAGAGGAGGTGATCCTATGAAGGAACATTGCTACCCGTCTGTCGTTACATTAACATGGTATGAGGTATCTGCTGCTATTCATCTAGTAGGTTTACGTCATACAGAATCACTAAGGAAAGGATTGGAACACAAGTATGGTTACAAAGGTAGGGATATGCAGGACAATTTGTATGGTATGTTAGGGGAGATAGCGTTTGCGAAGGCGATTGATAAGTACTTCCCAATGACTGTTAACACATTTAAAGAAGCTGACATAGGAAAGGTATGGCAGATTCGTACAGTAGGCAGTAACAAAAACAGAGACTTGATTGTTAGACCTTCTGATGCTACTGGTCATAAGTATGCCTTGGTAGAGGTGGAGAAAATTAATCCTACAGCTTCATACAAAGCTACTATACATGGTTGGATAGAAGGTATAACTGCTAAAGATAATAAATACCTATCTGATTTTGGTCATCCAGAACGACCGAAAGCTTTTCAGATACCACAAAAAGACTTACGACCTACCTCTTGGATGCCCGTCTAAGAAACTGAGAGCCTGTATTTTGAGCGATTGAAGTACAGGCTTGCCTTCCCTATTCGTTTATTTATTTCTGCCTCTATTCTGGCTCTTATTCACCAGCCTCAAATTACTTCGACTATTATTTCTAGGGTTACGATCCTTGTGATCTACATCTAGGCTACTCTTGCGTCCTCCTAGTACCTTCTTCCTAGCAATATTCCTAGCAGACCTACGTTTAATTTGGGTAGGTTTACTATGATATTCTCTATACTCCTTTGCATAGTCTCTAGCCATTTGCTTGTCTCACTCCTTTTAATGGGATACAACCTACATTAACATTCGATGGTGGTGCTAAATCTAAGGCATTTTGTTTGCTGTCTTCACATTCTTTTAGGCTATGGTATAGACCTAGTACTTTAGAATCTACTATATCCACAGTAGGTGGACTGCTAAGTATAATTACTAGGAGAATCCACATCACTACTTGATCTTCTTGATCTTAGATATACACTTAAGGGGTATATGGAATCTACCTTCAAGCCCTGCATCTGACGATAAACTCCTACAGATTATAAGTTCATTGGCTGTCTTATCTAACTGGTAACCTACTGTCTTTATATACATAGGATCTTTCTTACCGTCTTTATCCAGCCCAGATAGATACTCCCATTCCTCCTCTGCCTGTGCATCAATCCAGTAGACCTCTATAAGCTTGCTCTTGGTTTCATAGAGGAGTATCTTAGTTTTTTTATTTGTCATGCCTTGTTAATTCCCAACCACGCAGCACATGCTCCTAGTGCAGTTGCGACAGCAGTACCTATGCCTTGGACGGTTTTAATTTTAGTCTCTATTTTATCTACCCTTGAGTGTATCCTGCGAATAGTTCCTTCGTTGTCTTCTATCTCTTTATTGTAATGGTCTAGTAGCTCATTGATCCTCTGGTGTCGAACAGCTTCTAAGTCTTCATGGGATTTAAACTTATCTGTAATATGTTCTTTGAGATTGATTAATTCATTGTCCATGTTAGTACCAATTGTTAGGTGACGCTTGAGGTAGCCATACATATAAACTGTATAATGTTCCAAGCATGATTACGATATAAAATAATAGTTTCATTACCACACCCAAGATACGTATGAATATCTAGCCCCTTTTGTAACAGGAGTAATTTGATGTGGGTATAAAAAATTTGAAGGGAATATCAAAAGATCACCAGCTTTTGTATCTATTTTTTTATCCTCAAACATAATCAATT